AATTAAGCACGAAGGCAAAGAGTACCAAATCTCACAGGAAATGTGGGATGCAATGAATGCTGATGCACTCAAGCGTGACATGACCATAGATGAGTATGTAGTAGAAGCATTCACCCTTAAAAGGGAGCATGATGCAAAGCAGTAAAGACACTAACGAATATATAGTGTATTCAAGTTATAGTAAGGACAGCAGGGAAGCTGTCATAATAAAGCATAGACAGAACGGCAGTTGGGGAGTTATACTAAAAGAAGAAGGCAAGTCCGACTTCCTAGAGTGGTATCCCACACACAGCGAAACATGGGCAGAGAACACTGCCGAAAACTTTGTAGAAGGTATCAAACAATGAAAGGACTTTGGAGAATCTGGGCAAAAAGCTTAGGAGAAAAAGTTGGTGAGACAGACAAACAAGCAGACAGAGTAGCAATAATAAGAACAATGTGGTGGTTTACACACATGGCAACATGTTGGTTTATCATGTTAAATGCAATAGCCAACCATGGCTGGGGATTACTAGGAGTATGAATACAATGAATAATTGGTGGTCAGAAATAGAAATACTTAAACAAACGATTGCAGAACAACAAGAACAAATACAGAAAGCCTACATTAGAATTAAAGAGTTAAACGAGCGGATATCAAAAGAAATTGTAGAAAGAAACATACTAGGACTTACTATTCCTGAAGACAAGCCAGTCGACTCTACTCCGTACAGTCATAATAGAGAGCTAGATAACGCAGGTATGTACGATTAGCTATGATGAGATTCAAAATGATTAACGACAAAAGATGGCAGGATAGTAGTGATGGTTGGGTAAAGACCATGAACGAAAGCAAAGAAAGGAAAGAACAAATGGAAAGACTAGAAGCATACGAAGTGGTGATTACATTCACACAAGATATAAAAGAAGGCGACCCCTTCGACTGGATTCAAGACGCATTAGATAATAGTGACTTTAGTAAAAAGGCAGTAAAAATTCTAGCGACTGATGTAACGCCCCTAGATATATGGAGCGACGAGAATAAATGGATGCGCGATGTTAGTAAGACTTAATAACTTAAAGAAAGGAATTAAGGCATTACGAGCTAATCAAACAAACACAAGCCCCAGCGAATGGGCAAGGCTCGAAGAAGAGATTAAAGACTTAACTTTGAGAGTAAAGGACATAGAATGTCAAATAACCAAGAACAATTCAGCGGAGACATGAGCCGCAACGAGGTAGAAATTGACCTCAATAAATTCATGGCAATGGTTTCAGAAATCGGTGAACTAAAAGCCAAAATAATGGACTTAGAGAACGATAAAGAGCCAGACAATCCCTACCAGAAGTACATATGGATGTCAAACATGATAGATGCGTGGAGAATATTCCCAAGAGCATTTTTATCTGTATACATCTTTTTATTGTACTACTGCACAATGTGGTTCATGGAATTACCTGACCCATCAATGGAGCAGTCAGGATTAATATCAGTAGTAGTTGGAGCAGGTGCAGCCTGGTTTGGACTATACGCAGGAACAGCAAAAGATAAGATTAACTCAAAATAATACTTGACAAGGTGTCTAAAATTATGTATAATACATTATGAATTTATTTTACTTAGACGAAGATTTAGACAAATGCGCAGAAGCCCATGTTGACAAACATATTGTCAAGATGCCTCTAGAAGTTGCTCAAATACTATGCACTAGCATATGGATTGATCAGTTTCTAGGCTTCGTTCCACGCGCACTCAACAAAGAAGAACGAGACTTACTCAATTCTGAGAAAGCAAAGATCAAGCATCTACCCCCAGTAGAAAGACCAGTCACCCCGTACCTTCCTATGATGTATAACCACCCCTGTACTATATGGGCGCGCTCATCATTAGATAACCACGAGTGGACACACTGCTATGGCAATGCTTTAAATGACGAGTATAGATATAGATATGGCAAAGAACATAAGTCCATACACGAAGTAGTAAATAAATTACCAGAGCCAGTAAATATGCAAAGAGTAGGCTTTACACAGTTCGGATTGGCTATGCCAGAAGATCTTAAAGATTATGATAATCCAATACAATCGTACAGAGACTATTATCATCTTGACAAAGCAACTTTTGCTAGCTGGAAGTACAGAGATAAACCACATTGGTGGAATGAGGACTACGCAGACTATGAGAATAGAATTACAAGAACAGCCTAGAATATCAGTATACTTTCCAGAGCATTGGACAGAATTAGAAATAGACACTTGGCTAGCCAGGTGGTATCAGAACAATAACCAGACACATTAAGGACAGACAGATGACAGTACAAGAACAAAAACAATTTAATGACTACGCAAACTTCGTAGTTAGCACAACCTCCAAAGAGAGCCTGCACACAGAGGTATTAGTCGATCGACTAACAGGGCTACACACAGAACATAACATAGAATTTTCACAGCTACTCACAGCATCCATTGGCATGCAAGCTGAGTCAGGAGAGTTCTCCGAAGTAATCAAAAAGATTATTTTTCAAGGAAAAGAATACAACGAAGATGAACGATTCCACTTAAAAAGAGAGTTAGGAGATGTATTATGGTATTGGGTACAAGGTTGCTCAGCACTAGGCTATACTCCTCAAGAAGTGATGGAAGAAAACATCAAGAAACTAGAAGCGAGATACCCAGACGGCTTTGAAGCTGCCCGCTCGGAAGTGAGAGCAGATGGGGATATTTAGTAAGAAAACTAACAGTAGTGAAGTAAATTATAAATTCAACGAAGACGAAGTTCTAAAGAAGTTGAAAGTCTATATAGACGGAACGTATGACCAGCACTACAGTACAGATAAAATTCAAGCCACCGAGTTTATTATAGACTCAGGTATGGGCGAGGGCTTTTGCATGGGTAACATTATCAAGTATGCAAAACGCTATGGAAAGAAAGCAGGTAAGAATGACTTAGACCTGCTAAAGATTATGCATTATACTATTATTTTATTAGGGAGTCGAGATGAAAACAATTAGAAAAAAATCCCATGAAAAACTTGACGATGCCAATCTAAAGAGAGTATTGGAGTGTCTTAACCAAGATAATCCAATTACAAAGAAAGAAGCTTGTAACATGCTTAACATCACCTATAATACTACTAGACTTAATAGTATTATGACAGATTTTGATGACACCATGAAGTTTAGGGAAGTCAGGAAGGCTCAAAACAGGGGTAAGAAGGCGACAGACTACGAAACAAAACAAGCGATAGAAATGTTCTTGAACGAACAACCCGTATCTAGCATAGCTCAGGCTTTGTATCGTTCTACTACATTTGTTCGCAATTTGTTAGATAGAGTAGGAGTCCCCGAGAAAAGACCCAGTACCGAAAGCGGTAACGGAGCGAAAGTTGGCTATTTACCAGACCAGTGTGTATCAGATGATTTCGATATAGGCGAAAAAGTATGGAGTGCTAGATACGACTTACCTGCAAGAATAGTGAAAGGTGCATTTGACCCTCGCTATGATTGCAAGGTATATCATATTTATGTGATAGAATTAACAGACTTTGATACAGAGTATTTTGGTCACATCAAAGAAGGTGGCTACCATGCCCACCAATGCTCATATGACTTAGGTAGTTTAAGACACTTAAATAAGTACGAAATAAATATTTAAGCATAAGGAGTAAAGAATGGAACTATGGACACTTTTAGTGTCTCTATGGTTAGCTACATGGATACTAGTTGTAGGTCGTACCTACAGGTATATCAGGCAGTTAACTGAAGAAGACGAATTAATAAATAAATTTAATAAATTACACGCATTTATATATGCTGTAACAATATTTTTTATTACTCCGTTTGTGTGGCAGATTGTCATACATGATGGATATAGAGATAATTTTGTTATAGCCTATGTGCATGCCATATTAGGGAGGACTGAATGAACGGAGTAATTAGAGAAGCTTTAACTTTAAAGTATAAAGGCGACGTAGCGGCAGCAAACGCTAACATCAAAGTATATTTGCTGAATCCCGCTGGTATTGGAGAACACTCCGATATTATTAGCGCGATAGATGAGCAAGTAGAAAAAGCAGCTACCGCACAGGAGAAACTGGATTATATTCTCAACCTTAACTACTAGGAGACAAAAAATAATTCTTGACAAGGCACTCATTTTTCTGTATAATATATATTAATGAGTGACAGATATTATAACCAAATGAGAGACGCGACGGGGTGGTGCCACGGCATGCCCGAGTACCTCAAAAACAAACGGAGAAGAAGAATGGCTTGGACAGATGAATCAAAGCAACAAGCAGTAGAAATGTATGCCGAAGGTGAACCAACACCAGAGACTAGCATGGAGATTGTAAAGTACATTGCAGACGAGTTAGGTGAATCACCTAATGGAGTTAGAATGATACTTACCAAAGCTGGCGTTTACGTCAAGAAAACACCTGCTACTGGAGCTGCCAAATCAGGCGGATCAACAGGTAGCGCAAGAGTATCAAAAGCTGACGCAGCTGCAGCACTAACAAGTGCTTTAACTGACGCAGGACAAGAGGTCGATGCAGATATTATCGACAAATTGACTGGTAAAGCATCAGTATACTTTACAGGAATTTTGACAGCAATAAACAATGGCTAATTAATACTACACCATTACTAGAAAAGAAAGAGTTTTCTTAATAGTAATGGAGTATTATAGTGAAAAAAGATGAGTTCTTAAGAACTGTATCCGATTGTGGAGACGCAATCATAACTTATAGGTCAACAAACAGCAGAAAACTTAAGTATAATGTTTGTACCCTAGACTTCGATAACAAGTATATCCAAAGCAAGAAGAATCGTGCTAAGGAAACCCCTGATTCAGTTTTACTGTTTTGTTGGGATACTGATAGTTATCGCCTATTACAACCTAAGAATGTTACTAGTATACAACCTTTGAGTTCTATACTTAGGAACAAACGATGAAGTTGCATGAAGCCCCTGAGATGTATGAAAAAGTCATCTCTGAAAATGAGGCGGGGACGGAGCAAGTCAAACTTACCATAAATACTTTCTATGAGACTGAGTATATGCATCTCAGAAAGTATTACCTCGACTTTGATGGGGACTTCAAACCATCAAAGGACGGAGTAGCGATGAAACTAGACTTGAGCAACTCGCGAGCGTTGTTTGAGGGACTAGTTGAAATATTATCACTAGCAGAGAGTAAAAGTATTTTAGAGACACACTTCAAAGATATTTTGGATGAAATTTACCTTTCGTGAATTTAGTTCTTGACTTTGCCTGTGATTTTTGATATAATATATAAATGGAAAATATAAAAGAAGTATTACAGAAAGCAGCCACAGATTACTATAATGGTAGTCCCACTATGTCAGACGAACAGTTTGATAAGTTAGCTGAGTATGGCAAGTATGAGGAAGTCGGTTTCTCTAGTAGAGACAATAGAGTCCCTCACGCTTTCCAAATGTACTCACTTCAGAAGATTTTTTCCAATGAGCTAGATAAGCAGCCTTTCGGTAATTACAAGGGAGCGACTATTGTTTCTCCTAAGTTAGATGGTGCTGCTGTATCTTTGCTATATGTGGCGGGACAACTACATAAAGCCCTTACTCGTGGAGACGGTAAGCGTGGTCTGGATATTACAGAACACATGAAGTCTCTAGTGCCTAACTCGTTAGGTGAGTTTAAGGGTGCACTGCTCCAGATTACTGGGGAAGTAGTTGCTCCTAAAACTATCAAGAACGCCCGGAATTACGCTGCGGGTGCTCTCAACTTAAAAGACAGTTCCGAATTCGCCAGCAGAGACTTACGCTTCATAGCTTATGGAGTACAAGAATCGTGGAATGAGTGTTGGAGTATGGATATGTCTTATTTACTGAATTTTGGATTTGATACAGTTCTGTCTAATGACTGGACTGCGTATCCTGATGACGGGCTTGTTTTTCGTATAGACAGCCACAAAGACTTTGCAGACCTAGGTTATACCTCTAAGCATCCTCGAGGTGCATATGCGCTAAAGCAGCGCAATGAAGGAGTCATAACTAAACTGGTCGATGTCAAGTGGAATGTTGGAAAGTCAGGTGTTGTAGCTCCTGTAGCTATTCTTGAACCAATTGATATTGATGGCGCAATAGTAAGTAGAGCCACTCTACATAACGCCAGCTTCATAAAAAGCATGAACCTAGAGATAGGCTGCTTAGTTGAAGTAATAAGAAGTGGAGAAATCATACCTAGAATTATGTCGAGAGCCGATTAGTGGCTAGCAAAGGCATATACAATCATACTTATTTTGACAACAACCCTGATGAAAAAGATAGGGAAGGAGTTCTTTACGGCATCGTTTTAGTAAATACTAAGACTTTCCAGAGAGAATGTATCAAGGTAGGAGTAGCCAGCGGAAAAGATTGGCGACATATTATAAAGCGTAGCAGGGGCTTCAAGGGATACGATATTCGTATTCAAAAGGTTTGGAGCAGCACACTTTACAATGTGTGGGCACACGAACAGTACCTACATGATATGTATAAAGACGACAAACACGTTCCTATGTTCAAGTTCGGAGGTCACACTGAGTGTTTCAAAATTGATTCCCTCATTCTTCAGGACTTTCCGAAAAATAAATCTTGACATAGAACCTGAATTTTGTTATAATATATAAATAGAAATTAAGAGAAGAACAAATGAAGCAAATTATCCCGCCAACAAATTGTCCAGCATGTATGCTAGACCTTGTGTGGGAGAAAGACCAACTTTTTTGTCATAACGCTACTTGTAGTGGTAAGACTACGAAGAAGATTGAGCATTTTGCATCTACTCTTAAGATTAAAGGTCTCGGACCTCGCACAGTACAGAAACTACAAATCACTGATTTGCATGATATGTACGAGCTTCCATTAGAAATAATGATTGAGGCTTTGCAATCCGAAAAACTAGCAGTCAAGCTTTATAGAGAGATTGAGAATAGTAAACAAGTCGACTTAGTTGACTTACTACCAGCCTTTTCTATTAAGTTGATCGGTCGGTCGGCATCAGCCAAGATTTGTTCAAAGGTGAAGAGTATACTCGACATCAATGAAGAGACTTGTGCAGATGCAGGTCTAGGACCAGCTGCTACCAATAATTTACTAGATTGGTTAATAGAAGAATTCACCGATGGATATGACAGACTACCCTTTAGATGGCAACAACTTACAAAACTTAAAGAGAAGAGTGCTGACAACGGAGTCGTTTGTATCACAGGTAAACTAAAAAGCTTCAAAACAAAAGCAGCCGCTACACAATACTTAGAAACAAAGGGCTATCTTGTAAAAAGCAGTTTAACAAAAGATGTCACCATCTTAGTAAACGAAAGTGGAATTGAGTCCGCTAAAACACAGGCAGCCCGAGATAAGGGCGTATTAATAATAACAAACTTAAAAGAAATATAGGAAACCAAAATGGCATTACCAAAATGGACAGACGAAAGAACTACACAACTAGTTGATTTCGTTGGAAACACAAGCCCAATTTCTCAAGCAATGGTTGCTGACGCAGCCGTAGAACTAGAAACTTCAACAAGAAGTGTCTCGTCTAAGCTTAGAAAAATGGGTCACGACGTAGAACTTGCATCTTCAGTATCGAATAGAACATTCT